CCAAAAACAATTCCATTTTTCGACGGAACAGTGCAGGCTGCAAATAATGCAAATAAAATAGAAGAATTCATCAAAGTTGCAAAAAAAATGCAAGCCGAATCAGTTAATAATAATATATTATATAAAGTTAAAATACTAAGATTTTTAGATAACTATAATGACAGTAATATACAAATGAAGTTAATAATAAATGAAATATTGTACAAGTTTGGTTTATTAGATTATGTAGATTTGGAAAGTGAAGACATAGCAAATTATAAATGTTATTTCAAAAGGTGGTACAAGTAATGTATAAAAATTGCTTTGTTAATTTACATAGACATGCACAACATTCACAATTTGATGGTTATGGTAAAGCTATAGATGCTGCAAAACATGCTAAGGATATGGGACAAACTGCTTTAGGCTTAACAGACCATGGTACAGTATCCGGCATTATAGAACATTATACAGCATGTAATGAAGTTGGCATAAAACCAATACTTGGTGTAGAGGCATACTTTCAGCCTAAATTTAATCAAGAAAAAAAGAAATATCATTTGTGTATTTTTGCTATGAATAATGTTGGTTATAAAAATTTATCGCAGTTATTAACTGAAGCGAATGATAAATATTTTTATAGAACCGCAACTGTAACATTTGAATTGTTAAAGAAATATAATGAAGGTTTGATTGTTAGTTCTGCTTGTGTTGCAGGGTATATACCAAATATGTTTTTACAGGGCAAGAAAAGCAATGCTATAAAGGCTGCAAAAAAATTTAAAGAAATTTTTGGTGACAGATTCTATATGGAAATAATGCCGTATCATTTAGATGATTGTGACCAAGAAGGTGCAAATGAATTTGTTTTAGATTTAGGTGAAAAGTTAGGCATAGAGTGCATAGTAACATGTGATAGTCACTATACAAAAAAGGAAGAATACGATACGTATTTGGTCATGCATAAGATAGCTGGTCACGTAAATATAGCGGATTATTCAGAACGGTATATGCCTACTGGTGAAGAAGTTTACTTAAAAACAAATGAAATGCATGGTAAAAGAGCATTAAAAGCTATAGCAAATACACAAAAGCTAGCTAATAGATGTGATGTACAACTTGAATTTGCTGAATCAGTACCAACATTTGATTGGGGAATGCCATCGGATGAGAAATTAAGGAGCTTAACAAAAAGAGGGCTAAAAAGAAAAGTAAAGAAAGAGGGATTAAGTAAAAAATCATTTGGAGAATATAAGAAAAGAGCAAAATATGAGCTTGGTGTTATTATAGACGATTTGGGTTTACAAGATTATTTTTTACTTTGTTATGACATAGTAAAATACGCGAAAGACAATAACATCCCTGTTGGACCAGGAAGAGGTTCTGTTTGTGGAAGTCTAGTTGCTAATTTGATAGGAATAACAGAAGTTGACCCAATAGTTATGGGGACAGACTTTGAAAGGTTTTTACGCCCAGATAAAAAGAAATTGCCAGATATTGATATGGATTTTGGTCAAGCTGAAAGGCATTTAATTCTTGAATATATCATGAAACGTCATGAGGGTAGAGCTGCACAAATAGCAACATTTGGGTACTATAAAGTAAAAAATTTAGCAAACGACTTAGCTAAGGTATACGAGATGGAGCCAGAAGATAAAAAGAAGTTCAAGGATGTTTTGGAAAAGCTTGTTGTTGATGATACAGCTGATGAAAATGTGATAATGCATAATCCATTAGCAAGGCAAATCGATAGAAAATACAAAAATATCGTAAAGCATTTTTGTAGATTATATGGTCAAGTTAGGTTTATTGGAAAGCATGCTGCTGGTGTCGCAATAACAGTTGGACCAATTGGTGAAAGAGTAGCATTGATGAAAAGGGGCGGAATACTTCAAACAAGTTTTGATTTAAATGATTTGGGTAAAATAAATGTTTTGAAAATGGATATATTAGGATTGTCAACAGCATCGATTTTGCATGAAATATGTAGAACTACTGGAGAAAAGATAAATTGGCAAGATGTTGATAATGATGATGTATTTGAGGCATTTAGGGAAGGCAGAACTGAAGGTGTATTCCAATTTGAAAAAGGTACAGCAAAAGAAATACTAGAAAGAATAGAATGTGACAACATACAAGATTTAATTGCAGCAAATGCGCTAAATAGACCTGCGCCATTACAGTTGGGGGTTTTAGATGATTTTGTAGAAGGCAAATTGAACATAACAAATAACAGGAATATGCCATGGTTTGAGTATACAAAGGAATCATATGGTACTATTATATTCCAAGAGCACGTCATGAGAATTTGCAGAAATATTGCACATATGAAATGGCAAGATGTCGACAAGGTTATGAAATCATTAAAACAAAGCAGTGATGAGAATGAAGACCCATTGAGAGATACATTTGTGAAAGGTGCGGTAAAATACTCTGGTTTCACGAAAGAAGATGCAAAAAAGCTATATGATAGGGTTACATTATATTCATTTAATAAAGGGCATTGTGCGGCATATAGTCTAATTAGCTACAAGGCAATGGAATTAAAATTGGAACATCCTATAGATTTTTGGTGTGCAACTTTAAAATTTGAAGGTGATGATAAAAAGAGGGACGTATACAAGAATAAAGCTGTAAAAGATGGTTGTATTATAATGCTTCCGCATGTTAATGGGTCGGTAAACTACGAAATAACAGAATTTCATGGCGATAAAGTAATACAGGAAGGGTTAAGTGCAATAAAAGGTATAGGTGAAAAAGCTGCGCAAATAATCATAGAAAACGGGCCATATATTGATTATCCAGATTTTGAAGAAAAATGGCAAGAGTTGCCAAAAATGAAACGGAGGGCAATTACAAGAAGAACAATTGAAATATTGAGGGAAGCTGGAGCATTTGAGTTTGTTGAAAAAAAATATATGCGGAGAGTATTAGCTTACAACTCACAAATTTATTCTAAAAATTTAAAAATTTGGTGAAAAAATTGCAAAAAACTATTTACTTTTTGATTAAAATAGTGTATAATATAAACAGATAAAAAATATTGAAGCTTTAGCACAAGTAGAAGGTAAAATGAATGGCTAAAAAAAGTGAATTTAAGTATGACAAGCGACTCGACAAAAAGACAAATGTAATAAATGCCTTAAAAGCAATAAATGATGAGTTTGGTGAAGGAACGGTATATGCACTAGGTTCTAAAGGTTCAAATTTGGAAATACCCCGTTTTTCTACTGGAATAGAATCGTTAGATAATATTTTGGGAGGAGGAATGCCAAAAGGGAGAATAATAGAAATATTTGGACCAGAATCAGCGGGTAAAACAACATTATTATATCATCTAATGTCGCAAGTAGATACAGCATTAGATATACCAATTGAAGGAACATTTGACGCAAAAAGAGCAAAAGTTATGGGCTGTAAAAAAGGTCATCTATTTGTGTCAAGAGCAAATGTTGGCGAAGAGGCGCTAAAAGCTGGATATACTGTGACAAAAGCTGGAGCAGATATTGTAGCTATAGATTCTGTACCATCTTTAATAACTAGAAAAGAATTTGAAGAAACTGATTTTGAAAAAGAAGCACAAAGAGGTAGAATAGCAGCTTTGTTGAGTTCAAAATTGCCAAAGATTGTACCAAAAGCTGAGGAAATGGGGACAACGTGGATTTTCATAAATCAACTTAGGGATGAAATGGGAGGAATGTTATTCGGGCCAACTACACATACACCTGGAGGAAGGGCATTAAAACATTATGCATCAATAAGAATTCAAGTGAATAGGGTGGAATGGATAAAAATACCGAATAGATATGACACAACAAATTCAGCGAAAGATAAAAATGTTGGTTTGGTGATAAAATGCAAAGTTGTAAAATCAAAGGTTTGTAACCCAATGGGTGAGTGTGAAATTCCTTGTTTTTTTGACAGAGGATTTGTTAGCTTTGATGATATAGATTCTATTAGAAAAGAGCTAATGGCCAAAGAAAAAGAAACGTATGGAACAAAATAAAAATAGAGAGGTTAAAAATATGAAAAAGTATACTCAGGGACAAATAGTTGAAGAGGCGATGTACATTGTGCAAAGAAGAGCAACATATAAAGAATGCTCAGAGGCTTTTGGAGTACCTCATAGCACAATTGGGTATCACATGCTAAAAATGCTAAATAAGATTGATAATGACTTGTATAATGATGTTCATAAGATTGCGGTAAAAAATTCGAGAGGAAAAAACCTATGTCGAAACTAAGTGAAATGCTAGAAGGAATAAAAAGCACAGAAAGTTTAGCAATAGAGTCAAAGTTAAATAGTTTGCTGTTGCTAGACAGAGAAGACAGAGAAGACAGAGTTGGTATGCATGGTTCAGGTATAATTGCATCTGATAACGAGTTCTGCTTTAGACAACAAGTGCTTTCATTCTTTTTCAAAGGATTTGAACCGCCAATTTCTGATGGATTAAGAAGGATTTTCCTGAACGGTTGGTATGTACACGACAAATGGCAAACACTATTCAAAAAAGCCGGTATAGCCGTTGGGATAGAACAAAGAGGAATGTCTGACAGTATGCGATTATTGTTTACGCCAGATGCAATTATAAAGTTTGGGAATAAAACGTATGTAGTTGAGATAAAATCTGTAAATACGTATCAATTTCAAAAAATGAAAACGCATCCATCTGGGGCAAAGCAATTACAATTATATATGCATATGCTTGGAATTCCAAGAGGTTTTGTATTATGTGAAGATAAGAATAATCAAGAAATAAAAGTTTTTCCAACAGAATATGACCCAGAAATAGCAAGACCACTAGTTGAAAGAATGTTAAAGGTAAATAAATTTGTAAAAAGATTTGAAAAAACTGGCAAGCTACCATCAAGAATGTGTGAAAATGAGAATTGTAAAAAAGCAAAATCTTGTGCATATTCTAGAGCATGTTTTGGTACAAAAAGGGTCCCATTGGACAAAGATAAGATGGAAAAGTTAATGGGAGAATGGAATGATTAGCCTAGGATTTGATGAAAGTTATACACGTATAGGTGTATCAATAGTAAAGGGAAACAATAGTAAAGATGCAAAAATACTGTATTATAATTCTTTTGACTATAATGGATGTAAAAATAAATCAGAGAAAAGAAGATTTGTAAAAAGGTTGACAAAGAAAATTTTAGCTGTTTACAATCCAGATGTAATTATTGTGGAAAGGATTAGAACATTTTCGCAAAATTTTCTATCCGTTCCATACATTAAAACGACAGGAGCACTAATAGCAACAATAGTTGACACTGCATATCCAAGAAAAGTATATTCTGCTGATACAAGAAGTTGGAAGTCTAGAATTTGCGGAAATGCCAGTGGAATGCATAAAGCTGATAAAGGTGTATCGGTAAGATATATTATGAAAAGATTTAATCTAACGCTAAATGATGATGCGGCTGATGCGATATGCATAGCATTATATGGATTAGATTTTGAAAAAAATAAGAGATTGTTGAAGGTAGAAGAGTGAAGAAAAGAAATGTAAAATATTGGTTTAAAAATGAGAAAGAGTTAATGGAAAGTTTGGGGTTAAGAGGAACTCCAGGCTCAGGAAATGGAATAATAAAAGAAGATGGACAAAATGAGCATGTTATAGCACAACTAAAATCAACTGACAAGGCACAAATAGTTATTAAGCTTTCTGATGTAAATTCGTTATTGTATAATGCGAGTGTTACTAATAAGTTGCCTATCTTTATAAACCAATTTATTGGTGGTCCAATATTGGTATCAATGAAGCTTGAGGATATACCACTTGTAGCTGAGTATTTAAAAGTAGGCAAAGTAAACACTAGACAAAATGATTTGGTAGTTGAATCTGATATTGCAAAGACAACAAATCAAATAAAGTGTGGTAATAGGCAAAGTATAATGAAGAAATTACGCAAGGAGCGCGAAAATAATTATAAAAATAATAAAAAGAAAGGAAATAAAAAATGATTAAATTAAATGGGACATTTGATAACGTTTCTGTGAAGAACAATGGCACAGCAACTATGAAGATAAAAATTCCAATGTCAGAAGTGGCAAGCTATATTAAGCTTGTTACGGTAATTGGAAGACCAATTAAAGCAATTGCTGTTGTTGAGGATGAAAAGGTAAAGTTAGGTGAAGTTACGTTTAAGCAGCTTTCAATTGACAAAGATGGAGAGGCAAAATTTGCATTCGATGGCTATGCAGATACAATGGAATTGTCGAAAATTTATTCATTGGTTGATAAGCTTGTTGTATTGAAGTTAAAAGATGAAAATGGTGAAACGGATGAGTAAAGAGGAAAAATACAAAAAAATAGTTGAGGAAGTAAAAAAGACAAGAATGCAATTAAAAAAAATGCATAAGAATGTGGGAACATTTGAAAATCCAGTAGATACAGATTTGGTAAAAACAACAAAAGCAATGTTTTATGAACGTGTTTTAGAAATATTAACAGCAAAAGGAGATAAATAAAATGGGAAGATTTTTTGAAATTGGAAAACATGAATTAGCAAAAGACAAAAACTTGGTTGTGAGTGTTGATTGCAATGATAGAATTAGTATTGCGCAACAGTTAATCTTTAACAATGACGGAAAAATACAAGAAGTATTTTTGAAAAATGCTATACAAACTGATATTGAAGGGTTGAAAGAGATTGAAGCAATGATTCATAATTCTATACTTGTTTATGAAAAAAGTCATAAATAAAGTAAAAAAATGTGAAAAAGCTATGTACTTTTAGAAAAAATTGGTTTATAATAATTTTAGAACCTAAAAATAAAAAATTAAAAGGAGAAAAATGATGAATCAGACTGTTGGGCAATTTACACAGAATTTTAATTCAAATATAAATTTTGAGGTAAAAGACAGATGTTCAAATGAAATACTTTTTAAGGGTACAATTCATGGTTTAAGCAGAGAGATTAGAGAAAAAGCTGTATATTTGGTATATTCTGGCCAAAGTGAAGATAAGGTAGTAGAACTTACAATATATGTATACTAAAGCTTTTGGAGGGTTGAGCTTTATCAATCCTACACCAGTCTATAATGGCAAAAAAATAAAAACAAAAGGAGAAATTCTAAATGGCAAAAAATTGGACAGCAGCAGAAGCCTTCGCTGCACTTAAAGAAGGCGACAAGGAAGCACGTGCAGACATTGGTAGACGTTTTCCGCTTTTCGCAACATCAACTGCAGAACAAATTGTTGAAGCAATTCCGTCTTATATCACTGCAAGAAAAATTGAAGCAGTTTTGAAAGGTGATGTTGAAGTTGATGAAGATGGTGAAGAGGAAGACCTTATAGAAGAAAAGCAGAAGAAAGTTAAGAAGGCTGAAAAGAATCCCGCAAAAAAAGCAAAGAAAAAGCAAGTAGAAGATGACGACGACGATGAAGATGACTTTGACGAAGAGGATGAGGCACCTTCTAAGAAAAAGAAAAAGGTCACAAGGAAGCCTGCAAAGAAATCTAAAAAAGATGACTTTGATGATGATGACGATTTTGATGACGACGACGATGATGACGATTTCGACCTGTAATATTTTGTAAAAACCTGATAAATTGTTATTGAAAGGGGGAGGGTACTAGTTTATTTTTTAGAAAAGCTAGTGCCCTCCAATAGGTTTAACTATGGATAAAAAAAGACCAACTTGGCAAGAGTATTTTATGAAAATAGCAGAGTTAACTGCAAGTAGAAGTACATGCTTTAGTGAGCAAAAGGGAGCAATAATCGTAAAAGATGGAAGAATAGTTGCAACTGGATATTCTGGTGCACCATCAAGGATAAAAAATTGCTTGTGTGATATAGGATATTGTAGGAAAAGAAAACTTGGATTTGGTCATGGAGAAGGACACGAATATTGTTTGGCTGTACATGCGGAAGAGAATGCAATATTGTCTGCGGCAAATATTGGTATTAGCATAAATGGAGCAGTTTTATATTGTACACACTTTCCATGTATAAATTGTGCAAAATCAATAATAAATTGCGGAATAAAACATATATTTTACAAAAACGATTATAATGACGAATTGTCTAAAGATATATTAAATGAAGCAGGAATTGAGGTAGAAAAAATATGAGTGAAGTACAAGCATGCCAGTATTGCAGATATTTTGATAAAGATGTTCAAGAGGAACCTTGCTGTCAATGTGAGAAGGCGTATACATCAAAATTTGAAAGTGCAAGAGTGATTGATGTGCTTAAAAGTGGTGATACAAAAGCAATTTTGGGATTAGCAAACAAAATAGGAAATATAAAATCAGAAGATGAGATGGAAGAATTCTTAAACAAGGAGTTATATTAAATGACACAAGTTGTATGTGATAATTGCAAAGGCAAAATGATGCAAAAAAAGCCGTATGATAGAAAAGTAAAAGGCGATGTTAGAAGAGTATATATAAAATGTGAGCATTGTGGTAAAGAATACACATTTTTTTACACAAATACAGAAATGAGGAAGTTGCAAAAAGAGCAACAAAGACTATTATCAAAAAGAAATACAGGTAAAGAAAATGAAGATAAGAATTTGGCTGAAATAAGGAAGAATGCAAAAAGAATATCTGAGCTAATGGGAGAATTAAAAAGTAAATATGAAAACATATAGTCGCGAAAACATTTGGCAATTTATTTTAAGGGATAAAGAATTTGCAAAAAGGTGTATGCTCAAATTATATGATGGGATGACATCAGAGGAAAAGTCTAAAGGTTATTCAATAGAACATAACAACATTGGCTATAATAGATATGATGCTCAATTTATGTGTTCTATTTGTGAAAAGATTATAGCACATAAATCGCTAAATAATAGAGAGTTTTATACGGCCAGATATAGGTTGAAAAAATATTTAAAACAATTAACAAACATAGCAAATGAATTGCAAGAAGTTAAAGCAGAATATATATATCAAAATGGTTTAACCAGTGACACACAGAGTAACTTTTACGGTTTAGATAATAATTTATATTGTGAATTTGGAATTTGTGCAGATTGCAACTATATGAGGTGTTTGGATGGATAATAAAAGTTGTGATAACTACAAATATATTGGGCATTGTACAATTACTGCAAATATCGGTAGAATATTTAAACATGCTGATTGATATGTAGAAAGTTTGAGGAAGATAACAAATTAAAAAGAAAGAAGAGTAAAAATGCATAGAAAAAATTTATGGGAATGCTTAATGCATAGTTTACTTTGTTACTATTCTATATGTCCAGAGTGTGGTAAAATAAATATAAACACAAAAGCAGAAAAAATAGAAGATGATAATAATTTAGATTTTGAGTTACTTTATAAATGTACAAAATGTGGGCATAAATTCACGATGGCGTTTAAGAATAGGAAGGGAGAATATAGGGGTTTTATTGGAAAGTATATTCCTAAAACATATTGCGTGAGAAGGGAAGGAAAAGAAGGAGTAAAGTGGGCAGTGGTTGTAACGCCAAATGAGATAGCTATAATGGACACAGAAAGACAAAAATTCATGCCATCAAAAAATATTGTTGTTATTGAAGGAACGCATACAAAGAGAGATATGCCAGAGTTTATAAGTGATATTAGTGATGCACTTAAATATGAAATAGAATGGCAAATAGAAAGTTGCCCAAAATGTCATAAAATGAATTTGGCAGACAATATAAAAGGCATACAAACATCATCTGGGTATTCGGAGTTTACTTGCTCATGTGGTGAAAAATATAAGCGAAGAAGGTATACGGTGACAAAAATAAATGGTAAAATGTTTATGCCACGATTAGATGATGTGAAAGAGCTAAGTAATAGGAGCGGAAAAGTGTATTATGGTATATGTTATAATGGGGGATATTTGGTGAAAGTAGGAAAAAATACACATTTTGTTGAAAGTGGAAAAATTTTTGAAAAAAAGTGAAAAAATTGCAAAAAAACTATGTACATTTTGGGAAAAGTATGTTATAATAAAACCACAATAAAGAAACAAACTAAACGCAAAAGTGAAAAGGAGCTAACAAAATGAAATATTATGAAGTCACGGGTATAACATTAAATCTTAATTCTAAAGGATATGAACGGGGAGATGAGGAGCGCTTGTATATGGGCCCGGATTACAAAAAAGCCTTTTGGGCATGCGATGAGGCCTTAAGTAATTGGGAACGTCTTGATTACAGGGACAAAAAGGAAAGCGCAATAGAAGGTAGGATATACGAAATCCCCGATGATACAGATATAAACGATAAAGATGAAATAATTAACGCGATATGTGACGCGTGCGGATATGACACGTTTTTTTCACATTATCCGGAAGATGATTTTTAAAAAAGCTAAGAAAAAATAAACGCTCTTATAAATGTGTGAAAATTAAATCATAAATAACAAAAGAAAGGTAGATTTCTAAATGAGTGAAGGGCATGTTGTGCAAACTGTTTTAGAATTATTAGCAATTATATTGTTAGTGATTGGTTTCTACAAAGAAAAAGAAATCATAGAATTTGAACAAAAAATTGTAGAAAAAATAGGTGAATTAAAAAATCCATTTAAAAAATGTAAAGCTGAAACGTATTCAGAATATATAAAAAGAACAATACCTAACGGAGAATATATCGTAGAAAAGTATTGTGTTAATACATTTTTTGTGAAAGAAGGAGCACCTTGTCCAGTAGATAAAGATGGTTGTATATTAAATTGCAAAGAATGTTGGAATTTAAGGATGGAAAGAAATAGTAAAAAAGATGATGAAATATAAATGTAAATATTGCGGATGTATGACTACAAGAAAAAAAGTGTGTACAAACTGTTTTGAAAAAGTAATGCTAATCAGAAGAATGTTAGTAATTGGGAATAAATTGAAAGAAAAAAGGAGAAAATGATATGAAAAGTCGAAAGAGTTGAGTGAATTCTACAAAAAGGATTCTGAAGAGGCTTTATCTAATTGGGAGAATTTATTTATCATAGGAACGCCAAAAGGTTGTGTTGTTGAATATCCACCTGAACCGAAAGAAGAAGATTATATCTTAACAAAAGCGCCGCAGAGTTGGTGTTATGTTGAGGGTAAAGTATATTGTAAAGATTGTAAATATTTAATGTTTTCTGATTGTTATGCAGAATGTGGAAATGGTTATAAAGGAGAATAAAAATGATTAAATTTGAAAATACAGAAGTCGTTGGTTGGGAAGCAGCAATAAGAGGAATGAGAAATCCTATGAACTCTTGGGAGAAGGGCGATAGCGTTAAATGCTATGCTAATGCTAATTGTCCTGGAATTTGTGGAAATAATATGTCTGGAATGCATATCGGCTCTAACGACTTCAATCTTATGACTTGTCTTCGAAATGCAGGCACAGATCATCGTAAATTTATGCGAATGATTACTGTATATGCTGATATTACAGCACCTTTATATTGGTGGAAAGAATTTGACACATATAAGGTAGGTACTGTTGCTAACTCTTGTTCAACTATGCATAAGATTGCAGCAAAGGAGTTTGAGTTGAGCGATTTCAGTCATGAGCATTTGGAAGGCAGGGCGTTAAATACTCTTGAAGATATGGTAGATGAACTGAATTATTGGCGAGATTATTATTTAGCTATAAAAAAACAGAATGTTGTCGGAGCAGATAAAAAATCGAAAGAACTTTGGTGGCAGATGATTCAGCTGTTGCCTAGCTCTTACAATCAGCGTCGGACAGTTATGCTGAGCTACGAGGTACTGGCAAATATTTACAAGTCTCGCAGAAATCATAAGCTTGACGAGTGGTCTATTGGTTTTATTGATTGGATTAAGGATTTGCCATATTCGGAATTGATTACCGGAGATACCATAAATGGGTAAAAAAGTCATGACAAAGAAAACAATTTACATTGCTAATGATGGTACTGAATTTGAAACAAAAGAGGAATGTGAGTATTATGAAAACAGATATAAAGCACTTTTAGATAATCCAGAAGTTGTATTCTTTGATTATGATTTAAAACCTTTAACTAAATATAATATAAGAGATGCTTATGATTGGTGTGAATTATTTGAAAATAGTTATTGTATCAACATTCCTTCTGTTGAATGTTTTACTCAACTCATAGACGCCTATGATGAATTTTTGGGTATGTCATTTGCTTCTTATGATAGTAAAGACAAGCTGGGCGTATGGAGATATAATCACGTGAGCGAGTATTGGGAAAATTTAATCAAAATAAAGGTTGAAACAGATAAAATTATACAGCAAGTTAATGAGATAGTCTTATCGAAAAAAGTTTAAATTCATGATGAGATGAGAAAGAAATGACTTATCAAGATGCAAATACTATTGTAGATGATATATCGAGATGTAGCCTAGTTGAGCAGGGCGCTGCATTTGGGTTGCAGAGGTCGCAGGTTCAAATCCTGTCATCTCGACCATTATAGGCTATTTTAAATAGTATAAATCATTGAAATTAAAGGAGAAGTAACATGAATATCGATCTTAAAAACTTTAATCCTACGTACACTGAAGCCTACAGGCTTCTGGAAGAATGTGATGATATTCTTTGTATGTATGCAAAACGGTCTATTGTAGGGCAGGATGTCAAAGGCAAGGACTACACCGAGCTGCGTATATTAAGAGATGCGCTTGATTATGCTATCAGACTCTCTAAAATGACGAACAAAATCCGTAAGTTTGATAATGATACATATGACGTAATTCAAACAAAGCTTAAAACTGCAGAATCTGAGGCCGGTCGATTGGAGGATATCATTAGAGAGTTGTTTAAGCATGCTAATGACAAAGAGCCAGACTCAGAAAGTTCAGATGACGACAAACCTGACGTATTCACACTCTATGAGAACAAGCTTGATGAGATTAGAGAACTTAAAAATAAGTTAGATTATATTGAATCTCATTACAAAGTAGACGTATCAAAAGGTTAAATTATTAAAAACAAATTATACTTATAACTGACAAGGTCAAAAATTAAAATATTGTATAAGTGCTACGAAGCCTAATATCTAGGTCGAGTGATTTTGTTGTATCACCCATTTACGGGTACTAGTATTCGGACGCAGCAGCAGTAGTTAAATGGAGTTAGATGAACAGCTTATATGATAGTTATAGTTGAGTAGTGAGTATAAAGCCATATTGACATAGCTATTACGTACAAAATCAATTAAATCTTCTGTACAATAATTTAATTGATAATAGCAGAAATTAGAAGTTTAGTGTAGCGGATAGCACGTCCCCGTTTTGTCAGGGGAAAGGTTGAAATTCGAGTTTTCAAAGCTTCGACCGAAAAGAAAATTTCTTAAAATATGTTGATATGAAAAAACAATGTAACTGAAGTTAATGGTTAGTCGCCTGGAAAGACTGTTGGTAGACAGCTGCAGATGTAAATCCAACCATTGTTCCCAAAGGTGAAAGTCCTTTGGCTCAATATTATTATCGAGATATAACTCAGTTTGGTAGAGTGCGTGTACTTTGGGAGTACGAAGTCACAGGTTCAAGTCCTGTTATCTCGATCATGTGTTTGTGCACTCGACACATTAAATAAAGAGTGCAGGTTATATGCAGATGTGGCGGAATAGGCAGACGCAATGGACTCAAAATCCATTGATAGAAATATCGTACGGGTTCAAGTCCCGTCATCTGCACCAATGTCTACTGTTTAGCAATTTCATATGATATATATAAACTGAATAGAAATTGCATAGCGGATTAAAGGAGTAAAAGTTATGAATTGGAATGACGATGTATCAATCAATGAAGTTTATGATAACTATGATGTTATTGATAAGCAGGGCAAAATATGGACTTTGAAGGAGAAAACAAGTGAAGAAACGTGAAACCATTTATATATGTGACCATTGTGGCGTTATAGCTCGTGAAGAAACGGAGTTTGAATTTGGATTTTGTTTTAAAACTTTACCAGAAGATTGGACTCAATTAGGCAAAGAGCATCTATGCCCAAAATGCACGGAAATATATCGTAGATTTAAAGAAGAGAGCTATAATGAACAACATAACAAGCCTAATTGATAACCGTCACATTGAGATTAAAAAGTATGCTGGAAAGTTGAAGGTAACTAAGAATGACAAACTATGAACGTATAAAGTCAATGAGCATTGATGAAATGGCAGACTATTTTAACGAAATATTTGATTGTCCTAATTGTCCAAATGATATGTATTTATGTGAAAGTAACGGCTATGTATGCACAAAGTATATTAAGCGATGGCTTGAAAGTGAGGTAAATAGTTAATGAAAGCTTGGTTAATTCGTAATAATGATATTGAATTTTGTGAAGTTGTTTTTTTGCTGAGACAAGAGGCAAGGCAAAGGCAATAGCTTTGTAGACAGACAGTTATGGCATCACCCCAGTGTGTTTGTTTTCATCCAAAATATTTGAATAATCCGCCTTAATAGAAGCGAGAAAGAGGATAATAAATGGTAATAAGTAGTCAACGAAAACGGCAGTACATAAATGAACAAAGTAAAATAATATTAGCATTTAGATGTGAGCAATGTCCTAAAGTATGCACTCCAATGTGCGAAAGAAAATGCGTAGATAAAATAATTTCAATGCTAAAAAAGAAATATGAAAATATTGACTATATTAGATTCTGTGCATTTAAGGAGTAAAGTAATATAAGATATTAAGGTAATATGAAAAGCTTATTAGGGTGACACCAGTTTAATGAGAAGAGATGAAAAATGACAATTGTAAGTAAATGAGGAATGACAATGAATGTTGAAGCATTATTGAAAAAAAATAAAAGATTAGAAGAAGAGTTGAAGCAAGAAAAATTAAAAAATGAGCAAATTTTGCAAGATTTAGAAGAATTGCAAAATGTAAAAGTAAATGAATTCGCTACAGAAACGTTTGTGGAAGAGTTTGATTTGGCAGACGAAATCAATTCTTATATAAAAATGAAAAAAGTAAGGATAAAACAGATATCTGTATACGTTTCTTCTTTGTATGGTAGAAAATATATGGTAGTATTTGAAAGGTTAGTTTAGAACGCAAAACGATATTCCCTCTCAATTTTAAGTAGCTGATTTTTATAGTTTTGCGTTTTTATATATAATATACGCATTCGCTTGTGACAAAGCTTTATGTTTATATTTTAAAAATGAATATCCGCCTGTTACAACAACCATTCCAAAATTAAATCAGCTACGAAAAAGTCTAAGCCTAAATTTGGTGTTTATTATGCCTTATTTAGGCTTAGCATTTTAAAGGAATATTATAAGGAAGTATTGTGTAAAAGAGGTAGTATAAATGACTGAAAATCAAAAAAAGAAAAAGTTTAAAGGTCCTACAGTAATTATAGACGGGGTTGAAGTAAGTGCAAACCCAACAAGAAGAAGTGCTAAATATGGTGGTAATATGATACCTGTAACTATGCGTAAGGATAAAGAGGAGGTAAAGAAGCAACAGGTGAAAGGTGGTATAAATAGCGGTGAAGCTAGACGAAAAAAGCAAACAATGAAGAGCTGCATGCAAATGTTGTTAGAGCTTCCAGCTTTCGATAAAAAGGTCACAAAAAAATTAGAAGCAATGGGTATTGATGCGGAAGAGGTTAGCAATAGAATGCTATTGGTTAATAGCTTATACAAAAAAGCTGTTGATGGTGATGTTAATGCAGCAAAAGAGGTTAGAATGTTACTTGGTGAAATTGAAGCTGGTGATGTTCCAGACACAAATATTGAAATAAAAATCACACGTGCAAAAAGGAATGAGAATGATGAGTAAAAAGAAAAGTTGTTTTTGTGACGGAGCAAAAAATAATAATAAGGGAACAAAGAAAAAACGTATCAGAACAAAAAGTAAAATAAAACATACCATGGCATCATATAATATATATAATATAGCTATATATATAGCTATTTCTATTTTTTGTATTTGTATTTTACTTTTAATATGTTATGTTATGTTTAATATTTTAGTTAACTTTTTGTTATTCATAATTTATTGTGTATTGTTGGCATAATTATTTTTAGATTATTTTTAAAAAATTTGCAAAAACTATGTACATTTTAAAATTTATGTGTTATAATAGAATTACAATAAAAAATAACTTATACGCAAAAGCGAAAAAGGAGTAGTAAAATGGAAGTTAAAATTTCTAAAGACACAATAAAAAGATTAAATGTCATAGCATCTTTTGATTTTGAAAAAGCACAAGCAATGTTAGAAGGAATAAATTTAGCTTTGGGAACTGAATATGCATGGTTAAATAAGAGAGTTGTTTTTGGTGATGAAGAAAAGCATGATGCATATACATATGCTAAGTAAAAATAGATTAAAGAGTAACAGATTAACTGAAGCTCAGCCTTTATGGTTGGGTTTCTTTTATTTTTTGTAAAATAGTTATTAGTCGAAAGAATAAAAACATCTTAGAATTAAATCTGGTGAATGAGATGAAAGGACAAAAGTATGAATGTTGGTCGAAAAATCAGTAAATGAGAGATTTGAAGATTTCATATTTGACTGGGATTATGAAACGTATCTACTAGTTGGTGGGTATGGTTCATCAAAATCATATCACATAGCCTTAAAGTTGATTTTGAAATGTTTGGAAGAAAAAAGAAAAGTGTTGGTTGTACGAAACGTATTCGACACAATCAAAGAATCGTGTTATGATTTGCTTTGTGAAATCTGTGAAACACTAAATATACTTTCGGAGACTAATTCTAAGTTAGATGCGCAATCAAAAGTAATTGCTGTTAAATCACCATTGGAATTGAAGTTTCCAAACGGTAGTAGAATAATATTCAAAGGATTAGATAAGCCTGCGAAATTGAAATCAATAAATGGTGTTTCCATCGTTTGGATAGAAGAATGTTCGGAGATAAAATATGCGGCATATAAAGAGCTATTAGGTCGTTTGAGAAGCCCAGATGTGCAATCACATTTTATCTTGTCTACAAATCCAGTTGGCAAAGAGAATTGGGTATATAGGCATTTTTTTGTTAGGGTTGATGAACAGGGAAAAAAGCGTATAAGACTAGATGACAAAATATTGTATGAAAGAAGAACAGTTGTAAAGAATGGCGTATATTACCACCACAGTACAATAGATGATAACGTATTCCTCCCAAAGAGTTATAGGAAACGCCTAGATGAATTAAAGGAATATGATGTTGACTTATATAGGGTTGCTAGGTTAGGTAGATTTGGCACAAATGGTATGAAAGTTTTACCACAATTTGAAGTGGCTAAAACGCATAAAGAGGTTATAAATGCCGTAAGACAAACAAAAGAGAAATTAAGATTCATAGGAATGGATTTTGGTTTTGAAGAGAGTTATAATGCTGTTGTTAAAATGGCAGTCGATGATGTGAATAAGATACTTTACATCTATTGGGAGTATTATAAAAACCATATGACAGACGATGAGACAGCAGATGAGCTTAGAGAATATAGGTTAAATGAAAGGGTGATAACTGCAGATTCTGCAGAACCAAAAACTATAGCATACTATAAGAAGCAAGGTTTTAAGATACGAAAGTGCAAAAAATATAATGGTAGTAGATTACAAAATACGAAGAAGATAAAACGTTTTAAAAAAATAATTTGCTCTCCTAAATGTGTAAACTGTATTAGAGAGTTAAGTGGGTTAACATATAAAAAGAATGATAATGGTGAAATATCATATGATGAATTTAACATAGACCCCCATACATTTTCTGCAATTTGGTATGGCCTTGATAGATATGATGTGGCAGATTTGAAAGAAGTAAAAAGAAATAGTTTAAAAGGAGGTTAAGTTATGAAATTGGTAGTGGATGGTCAATCAATTCATTTGTTTGGCAAAGAGAAAAATATTGCTGATGGAAGTGAAAACTTTGTAAAAATAGAATTTGATTGCTCTGAAGATTGGAATGACTATTTGGTAACCGTTCAGTTTATACAATTTGGCCAAACTATCAATATATATATGGGTGAAAAGAGAGTATGTGATTTGCCTGGCGAAATAAAAGATGGACCTATAGTTATTAGTTTGTTTGGTACAAAGCCAGGATTGCCAGATAAAGCGACAAATGTTGGCTATGAAACGTATATAAAGAAAGCCGCATTTAGTTCGACTGCAAAAACTCCAATTCCTCCAACACCAGACTTATATGCACAACTGCTTGAAGAGTTTTCTGGTAAATCTGATGCCGATAAAATAGTTGCTATATTAGATGGCACCGAAAATGAACCAATAGACTTACAGAATCCAGAAATAGTTAGTAATTTGGAAAGTAAGATATACAAGTTGGGGAAAAATGTGATAAATTATCCAACAGATGAATATTTTAGTTTTGGTGAGGGTACAATTATAAATGTGTTAAAGCAGCAAGAAGGTGACGTACAGTTTGCATATATAATGCTTTTTGTCGGTAATATTTTGTTTTACACAACACTTATCTATTCTACAGATGAACAAGATGTGGAACCATGGGAATCGATAGAAATAGGGCAACAAAGAAGTTATGAGGTAAAGTTGCTAACAACATCTGAAAGTTACTTAAAGGTGACATCGGTTGAATCAGATGACAAAACAATATATTATGTATCTATATCTGGAATAGGTAGTTTAGAAGAGTTACAGACAAAAGATAAAACAAATATTGTGTCTGCAATTAACAGCGTGCTATCTGATATAGAAGAAAAAGTATCGTTGTTTGATATTGCCACAAAGATAGAGTCAGATAATATATTAGCATTGTATTCACCAAGCACAAACAAAATAAATTTAAGGCTCACAAGTAGTTCATTACTTGATGGTGGTGAAATCCCAAGTATATTTTTGCGAGAATATATATCTGTAAATTCGGGGATGATGGCAACCGTTTCAGATGGCTTTATGCTGTTCGATGTAGTTACGTACAAAGTATTACATTACACAAAAGATGGCATTGAGGAATATGATGATTTTTCAAGTATTGCTTCACAAATCAAAAAATTTCTAGCAGCTAACAGGTATAGGCAATTTGTAGCACTAAAATATACGTATGGTGAATCAAGATATTCATTTTTAATTATAGGCTCAAACAAAATAGGAAGTTCAGAATCTTATATAAGATTTTATGTCGGAGGTAATGTTGCTTATTGTAATGAGGGCAAATATGAAGATGCATATTTTTCACAAAATAATAAACAACAGATGCTCGGTACATCATTTAATAACCAAATGTATACACAAGGTCCATGTGAGCAGACAATAAATGTTGCAAATAATGATTCGTACGGATTGATAGAGTTTTTTGCACCAAATGCAAACGAGCCAAAAGTTGGAGTAACATTTGGTAGTAAAGTATGGTCAAATGCACAATCTATATGGAATGGTAAATATGGAATAAGTGCTACTGGTGCAAAGACACTTTGTAGAGCATTAAATGAAGATGGAATAGAGCAAATAAAAATATTTGGTAAAACAACAACAACATATTCTGGCATAGACAATAACAAACATTCTGTTTATTGTTTAGTGGATAGTGATTTATGTGTTTGCATAACAAGTGCTGGTGAAATATTATGGAGAAGCTTTGAAGATGCTAGTATAATTAACAGAAAAACGGTTGAAACAGAAACAGATTTATTTTCAAATGAATTGCAGTTTTGTGTGTTGCAAATATGTGAAAAGACGTTATTTGCGTATAATTATAACAAGTTGTATGTTATTGATTATTTGAATGATAAACCGACTGCATTAGAAGTAAAATGGGAGTCACCAACAAATAATCACACACTTTTTAAAAATTTTGGTAATAAATTGTCAATTGCGCCAATTTATAACTATGATGTTTCACAAACTTTAAATAAAGCTCAAGGAAGTTGGTTAGAAACAATCTCGATGCATAAGGAGGCAAAAATATGAATAAAATGTTCCCGTATGAAGTTGTTAATCGTTTGAAGAATGGAGAAAACAACGCTATTATTTCTCAATTGTCTTCAGAGATAGAAGAGTTGAAAGCTAAATTTGCTGACACTGACTACAAAACGATTAAGAATAAACAGTATGAAGCTATGGAGCTAGATTTGCCATATCCATGGGATGAGGTATATAAAGAAGCTGAATCCATAAGAGTGCAAATTAGAGAGAAGGAGCGGCAGATTGAAAACCTACTAAAATTAAACTTGAAAGAAGGTGAAAATAATGGCTAATGAAATAATGACAACTATTGTTTCTGGTATAATTTCTGTGCTAGGTGCAATTGTTTCTGCGTTATCAATTTATATTGTGAAAAGATTGAAAAGTTGGTTGCAAGCAAAAACAAATGAAAAGGAATATGCTACTATTTCTGAATTTGTGAAAAAAGCCGTAAATATAGTAGAAGCTAAATACCTTGGTTATACAAAGAAACCAGAAAGTGAAAAGAAAAAAGAAGAAGCTGTTGCAATAGTTAAGAAGATGTGTGCAGAAAAAGGAATAACCATTTCTGATGAAATGGTTAACGTTATTGTTGATGGAACTGTTGCAGAGTTAAATGGTGTATTTGGCAATGTTTTAGAAACGATAAAACAAGAATATATTGGCTTTAAAGATAAGGAGGAAAATAATGACTAATATTGGCATTGATGTAAGTAAGCATCAGGGAGTTATTGACTGGGCAAAAGTTAAAGCTGCTAATATTGCATTCGCAATGATAAGAGCAGGATATGGTAAGGTAAGTTCACAAAAAGATTCAAAGTTTGAAGAAAACTATAAGAATGCAAAAGCTGTTGGCATACCAGTTGGCGCATATCATTATAGTTATGCAAAAACTGTTGAAGATGCTAAAAAGGAAGCTCAGGTGTTTTTGTCGTGGATTGCAGGTAAACAATTTGAATATCCCGTTGTATTTGATATTGAGGACGCATCACAAGTAAATTTGGGCAAGCAATTGATTTCGGATATAATCAGAGCTTTTTGCTCAGCTGTTGAATCTGCTGGTTACTACGTGTCTGTTTATGCTAATAAGGATTGGCTATTAAATAGAATTGATGATGATGTAAAGAAAAAATATGATACGTGGCTTGCAGAATGGAGAGAAGAGCCAACATACACTGGTAATTTTGGCATACATCAGTATACATCTAAAGGTAGTGTAAGCGGCATAACTGGAAATGTTGATATGAATAAATCAACAAAAGATTATCCTGGGATAATTAAGAAGAATGGTTTGAATGGTTTTAATAAAACTAATAATGCAAATCAAAATACACCTCAGGGTGACACTGGTAAAACGACTCAAACATTTAGTGCACATACTAGAGTGATTCTTAGTAATTCACCACTTTATGTATCTTCAACAACAATGAAGGTTGCGGCAAGAAAAACAGGTGCATACTATATATATGATGGAATTGAAATGAATGGTCGTTATAGAATCACAAATGCTGATTCTAATGTTGGTAAATTGCCAATGTCAAATTGTGTAACAGGATATGTTGATAAGAATGATATGAAAGTTGGTTAACATGGAAAAGGCTAGCGAAATAATAGATTTTAACTTATATGCTAGGCAAATGATGCCACAAAATATTATAGACGTTGAGTTAGAAGGATTATATGGCTCGAAGGTCTTAAGTGAATTTGCTGATTTACTAAGATTCTATGACATATATGATAATGGTGCAAAATTTTTAACAGAAGGCTCAAATGGTAATTATGTGCCATCAGATTTGCGCTTTAGAGAGATAGCATCAATTATAAATAAGGAAGCAAGATTTTTGTTTGGCAAAGCGCCAGATTTTTATGTAAATGCTGGTGATAGCAATAATGAAACAAACAAGAAGAATGCTACTATATTACAAAATCTTGTTAACAATGTTCTTTCTAGAAATCTATTTAGCTCAAAACTCGTTAAAGCTGCAAAAGATTGTTTTATAGGCAGAAGAATAGCATATATTGTTAATTTTGATGAGCTAGCTAAAGTACAAAAAATAACATTTGTGCCGTCATTGGAATTTATATACGAAACAGCTGATGATGACATAGATGAATTAACGAAGCTTGTTATTTTCTACCAGCTTAACGATATGAAAGACAAAGAAGAGCAGCGGATATATAAGAAGAAATATTGGATGCAAGAAGGTTTTTGTCATGTAACAGAGATTGTTTATGATGGTATTGGTAATGAAGTCGAGGTAATAGAAAAAGATAAAACAACAAGATTTTCATATATACCAGGCGGAGTGATTATAAATGATGGCTTAACTGGTGATATGTCTGGAATGTCAGAAGTTGAACAGTTAGATGATTATGAAGCATGGTTTAGTAGACTTTCAAATGCTGATATAGATTCTGAACGCCAAAATATGAATCCAATAAAATGGTCTAGAGATATGGACCCAAATTCTACAAAAAACCTATCTGTTGCACCAGGTGCATTTTGGGATTTAGCGTCTGACCAAAATCAAGATGATATATTCCAGGGTGCTGTTGGTATTCTAGAAAGTACAATGAGCTATTCATCTCCATTGACAAATACATTAAATAGAATAAAGAATAGCATGTTAGAACAAGTTGATATGCCAGATACTACCCCTGAAGCATTAAAAGGGGTAGTGTCATCTGGCAAAACACTTAAGGCAATATACTGGGGGTTAACAGCCAGATGTGAAGAAAAAATGTTGGCATGGAGACCTGCTTTAGAAAAAATAGCAAGAATAATTATAGATGGGTCTATACTATATCCCTTATCTGTTTTACGATATTCAAAAGATAAAATTCCTGATGTGGATTTTAGCATTGTGGTTGAGAATAATTATTTGTTGCCAGAGGATGAAACAGAAGAAAAAAATAATGACTTGGCAGAGGTTGCTCAACAAACAATGAGTAAAAAGTCATATATGAAGAAATGGAGAGGATTAAATGATGCTGAAGTTGAAGAAGAACTGAGACAAATTGCAATAGAAAGACAAATTATAGAAGATTCATTTTACAATCCACCAATAGGTCTTGAAGAATAGTTATGTCAAATATATTTTCGCTTACAAAAAGTGACAAATTAAGAAAAAATATAACAAAACAAATTGAATACGATATAAGCAAAATGTATCAGGATATGTCCGATAAATTTTCAAGACAAGTCAAAAGCATGTCTATTAGGTCAGTTTCTGATTCAATTAAGCAATTACAGCTTATTTTTTTAGCAAATGAACTAAAAGAAAAATCTAGAAGTGTATCAAACGATATTCAAAGCACAATAAAAAATGGTATGTATAATGTATCAGGATATGTTGTAGGAGATGCTAATAGATTTAATTCATTAATTGGACTATCAGAACTTGGTGCATATGGCAATGTGCCAACTGATGTGGTTGCGAGTATAATAAGCGGAAGTGTATATTCTGGCAATTGGACATTAAGTAGAGCTATTTGGAATAATTATGATAAAATTAGAAAAGATATAGATTATATATTAGCAAAAGGTGTTGCTGAAGGAAAAGGTGTATTTGAAATTGCTAAGGATTTAGAAAGATACGTGAATCCATCAGCAACAAAAATGTGGGACTGGAGCAAAGTTTACCCAGGAACAAATAAAAAAATTGAATATAATTCACAAAGGTTAGCAAGAACGCTAATAAGTCATGCCTATCAACAGTCAATAATTGTAGTTTGCAAAGATAATCCGTTTGTAGATGGGATAAAATGGCTTTCTGCAAATACAGAAAGAACATGTGAGGTTTGTTTAGAACGTGATGGGGTTGTTTATCCAAAAGATGCATTGCCATTAGACCACCCAAATGGATTATGTTCATATGCTCCGGAAGTTAGTAAGACATATGATGAGATTAGTAATGATATATCTAGTTGGCTGGGTGGAGAAGAAAATAAAGATTTGGATGATTGGTATAATGTAATGTTTAAAAAATAAACTGTGTACATTTTAGCTATAATATTATATAATATATATAGAAAGTTTTTACCAATTAACTTAAAAAATTGGAATAAAGACCAAGCTTTTTTCTTGGAAGGAGTAAAAAATGAAAACATTAAAAAAACTTCTATTTATAATTTTGTGTTTGCCAATTATACCTATTATTGGTGTTCCTGGTGAAGGTGGAGAACACGGTAATAACAGTGGAAATGATAATGGTAATGATGGCAATAGTGCAGAAGATAATAGTGGTCAGAATGAAGGCGATAATGAAGACAATTCTGACGATAATGACAAGTTGCCAAAAACAATGGAAGAATTGCAAAGACTGATGAAAAAAGAGAAGCAAAGTGGTAGAAAAGCAATTTTGAAAGCTCTTGGTGTGAAAACTGTTGATGAAGCATTGGCTATAATTGCAAAAGGCAGTAATGGTGATGATAACCAAGGCATTGAAAGTAATGACGATGAAGTTACAATTGCTAATGAGAGAGCAATAAATGCTGAAAGAAAATTTTCGCTTATAAATCTTGGGTGTCCAAAAGAAAATATTGATGATGTTCTTGTATTCATAAATGCTAAGGTAGGTATGGAATGTGACATAGATGATTTTGAAATTGCAGTTGATGAGTTTTCAAAAAAATACCCATTGTTATTTGGTATAAATCCTGAAAATACGGGAGGCAAAGGTGAGCATAAAAAACTAGAAGGCAAAAAACAAACATTTGCCGAAAGAATGGCTAGCAAAATGCAAAATGATACAAAATCTCATTATTTTAAGTAATTAAGGAGGAATAAAAATGAATAAAACTGGTATTAGAACTGTAAGTGCAGTTGCACCAAATCAAATTCTTTTTGAAACACAACATTATGTAGCCGTTGGTGCTGTGATTAGTGATAGCAATGTTACTGCTGGTAGTGATGGTAGGAAAGTTATAAAAGCTGGTACGCCTCTTACTGGTAGCCTAAAAGCTAGAACGACAGCATTTACAAAAGCATCTGCAGGTTCTTCAAGTGCAGTATCAGATGCAATTTGCATATTGCTTCATGATGTAGACGTGACAGATGGAAGCAATAATGGTACTGTTTTAATTTCGGGGTTTGTTGATTTGAATAAGATTGACACAACAACTGCGGCGCTCATAACTGATTATGTTGAAACGGCGTTAAAAGGCAGTATTACATTTTTGAAATAATAAGGAGGAGTAAATTATGCCTAGTATTTTTGATTTGGTTACTGCTACAGAAGTAGCATCATATTGGGAATTGTTTTCGAAAGACAGAGCACCATATCTTGGTGAAGAATTGTTTCCCAATGATAAAAAGCTTGGTTTGGACTTGAGTTGGATAAAAGGTTCCGCTGGAATACCTGTTGTTTTGAAGCCATCTGCATTTGATGCCGTTGCTGTACCAAGAGCAAGAATTGGTTTTGACAAGCTTTCTGCAGAAATGCCATTCTTCAAAGAGTCTTTGTATATTGATGAGCAGCTTCGTCAGCAGTTAAATATGGTTTTGGCTACTGGAAATCAGAATTATATTGATGCCGTTCTCAATAGAGTGTTTAATGACAGCATGAATTTGATAGAAGGTGCTGCTGCTCAAAGAGAAAGAATGCGAATGATGATGCTGACTACTGGTGCTATTTCTATTTCTGCAAATGGCCAATCTTATACATATGATTATGGTTTGCCTAGCAGCCACAAGGCGACTGTAACTACATCGTGGTCTACTACAACTGCAGATATTGGTGGTGATATTCTTGAAGGTATCGCAAAGATAGAAGATGATACTGGTGTAACACCAGCTAGAGCAGTATGCGGTCGTGGTGTATGGGCTAATATGCTTGCAAATGAAAAATTTATAAAATCTGTGTTTGTGCTGTCTAATGGCAATGCAACGCTTACAGATTCACAGCTAAAACAGCATTTGCTTGATGCATATGGTATTGATGTTGTTGTGAATACAAAACTATATAAGGATGAGAGTGGTGACCAAACAAAATATGTACCTGATGATACGTTTGTTTTGTTCCCCGCCGGTAAGCTTGGTACAACATGGTTTGGTACAACACCAGAAGAAAGTGATTTGATGTCTGGTTCTGTAACGGATGCTATGACATCTCTTGTAGATACTGGTGTAGCTGTTACTACAATGAAAAGAACTGATCCAGTGAACGTTGAAACAAAGGCTACAATGATTTCACTTCCATCATTTGAAGCTGCAGATTCTGTATATATTCTTGATACAACTGCTTAAATTGGAGAAAGAAGCTTATGATTAGTATTTGTGATGGTGAAAGAAAGTTAATCGTTACAAAATCAGCTTTTGAAGAATTCTATAAAAAGGCTGGTTGGGTTAAGGTTAATAAAAATGTTCAAGAAGATGTTGAAGAGACCTCAAGTGTAGATATTGGCATAACAAAGCCAATGAGTGAAATGACAAGTGATGAATTAAAAGAATATGCCGAATCATTAGGCATAGATGTTTCTGAAATGAGGTCGAGAAAAGAGATAAAAGCGGCTATTAAGGAGTTAATGTAGCAATGTCTGCTGTGGATAGATTGAAAAAGATTCTGTTAGAAGATAAAATTAGATATTTTACCGATGAAGAGCTTGAATTTTATTTGAAAGAAAATGGTAATGATGTGTCACAAACAGCGTACCATTGTTTAATTTTAAAAAGCCAAGATACATCATTAAATATATCTGGTCTATCCACGGCAGATACGTCAGGTTATTTTTTAAGATTGGCACAAAGATATAAACCAAGAAATTCTGGTATATTAGGTGGCGGTTTTTAGTGTTAAAAGATTTTGCCGCTATGAATCTGAAGGCAAAATTTGATTTCAATTCAGAAAAAATAGTGTGTAGTCATAAAACTAAAAATGAATTTGGTGAAAGTAATAAATATGGCAAAAGATATGAGCTAAATGGAATTTTTCATACAGCAAAAAGTAATTTTTTACAAAATGAAAATGCGTCATATTTTAGTGAAGAAAAGCCATTGTTAATGGTTTTATTTAACGAAGTTCATAAAGTTAATTTGGGTGACACGTGTGAAATCAGGGGCAATATATATAAATTTATAACAATAAATGATGTCGGTAGATTAGGTATATGTTTTGATATAGCACTAGAGTTGATATAAATGGCATTTAGGTTTGAGTATAATAATCTTCTAAACGGGATAATGTCTTTGGAAAATAAGACAGATGCAGCAATAAAAATGTATGGACAAACATCTGCATTGAAGATGGAAAAATATATGAAAGAAAATAGGCTGTGGACAGATAGAACTGGAGCAGCAAGAAATAGATTAAAAGGTGAATTAGAAAGATATGATGAAGGGCACAGAATAAAATTATCACAAAATGTCTGGTATGGTGTATATTTGGAGTATGCTCATGAGCAAAAATATGCAATAATAGCACCAACTATAAAGATAGAAGGCCCTAAGGTTATAAGAGGTTTAAGCAACATAATGGGGAAGGTAGGAAAAGTTGATTGATGCAAACTATGACTATAGAGAATCAAGATGGCAAGATGTATATAATATACTGAAGAAGAACAGCATTGATGTTTATTCCCCAGGGCAAAAAGATGGAATATGTTTAGAAAAATATGTTGTCATAAAAGAAGGAGGGTCAACACAATTTGAGACATATACAACCGATAAAGAGTATATTCAAGTTTTGTGTTACGTCCCATTGAATAGATATAGTGAGCTAAGAGTTTTTGTTGAAACAATTAAAGACATTCTAAGTGAATTGAGGCCAATGATAAGGCTGGAGCATGATGAATCTAGCTCATTCTATGATGATAATGTAAAAGCTCATATGATAAGTTTTTCGTGTTATTACTTTAAAAAATGGAGGTAGTATTATGGCGTTAAAAAAAGGAAATGAAATTCCAACTATTGATGTTGCACTTGTGACATATTCAACTGGTCAAGATGGCACAGAAATTGCACTAGATACAGCATCAAAAATTGGTGTTGAAGTGCAGATGGAAACAGAAGAGGCTGTTAAGCTTGTTGTGAAGGGCAAGTTGAGAGCACAGAAGCCAGCTATAAACACAATAACTGGCAACACTATTACATTGACGGATAATGTGTTTAATCCAGAATTGGTGAAATTATTGCAGGGCGGTACTATAAAATATGATACCAAAGATTCAACAAAAGTAATAGGTTATACTCCTCCGGTTGCTGGTAGTAATGATAAGGGTACACCAGGTACATTAAACGCATATTCTGCTATTTATAACGCAGCTGGAATAATAACTGGTTATGAAAAAATATCTTATCCAAATTGCATTGGTAATCCTATAGCTTTTTCATCTGAAGATGGTGTGTTTAGAGCACCAGAATATACGATAAACTCTGCTCCAAATACTGGTGAAGCTCCATATGAAATTACATATGTGGATGTTTTGCCTGCTGTTTCATAATAATAAGTGAGGTAAATAATAATGAGTAAAGAATTGAGTATAACATCATTAGAAGAATTAAAGCAGTATTCATCTGGTAAGGTTGTAGTATTGCCTAATTTTGCGGAAGGACAACCGTTTGTTGCAAAGTTGAAAAGGCCATCATTGCTTGCTATGATAAAGGCTGGTAAAATACCGAATTCTTTGCTGAAATCTGCAAATGAATTATTTGCCAATGGCAATATAGACACAAATAATGAAGAGGCTTTAGGAGATGTGTTTGGGGTTCTTGATATTATTTGCGAAGCAACATTTGTTGAACCTAAATATTCTGAAATAAAAGAGGCTGGTGTAGAATTAACAGATGACCAATATATGTTTATCTTTAATTACACTCAGAATGGTGTAAAAGCACTAGAATCCTTTCGTGAAGAGTAAACGTATAATAAATGTATTGTCAATGGCGAAAAGGTTTAGATGCTTGCCAAGCGAGGTAATACATCTAGATGATGAATACACGGCATATTGCTTTGATGAGGCTTGTGACATTATAATGTCTAGGATAGATAATGGTGAAGAGCCTATATTTAGGGTAAAATATAATAGTTTTTCAGAAATGTATAGGCAATATGCATAATAGGAGGTGTATTGCATGCCTGTTAATGTTGGTTCTGCTGTTGGTTACTTGTTGCTTGATACCAGCAATTTCAAATCTGGATTTAAGTCTGCTCTTGCTGATTTGAAATTATTTAACAGTACATCCGCGACCACATCTCAAAAAACTACAGCTCTCAGCAGCGCTATGAGTTCAGTTGGTACAACAATGACAAAGTATGTAACAACTCCTATAGTGGCTGCGAGAGCTGCTGTCACAAAAGCTGGTATTGAGTTTGAAACTGCATTTACTGGTGTAAGAAAGACAGTTGATGCTACTGAAGAGCAATTTGATGAATTAAAGCAAGGCATATTGAATATGTCAAAGGTTATGCCTGAAAGTGCAGAAGAAATTGCTGGTGTTGCTGAGGCTGCTGGTCAATTGGGTATAAAAACAGAAGATATATTGTCGTTCACCAAAGTTATGGTACAACTTGGTGACACAACAAATTTGTCTTCTGAACAAGCCGCTACAGCTTTGGCAAAATTTGCAAATATAACAAAGATGTCGGCTGAAGACTATGATAATTTAGGTTCTGTTATAGTTGACCTAGGTAACAATTTTGCAACTACAGAAGCTGACATAGTTGAAATGATGACAAATTTGGCATCAACTGGTGAAATAGTTGGCTTGACTGAGCCACAAATGGCAGCATTGGCAACAACAATGTCTTCATTAGGTATAGAATCGCAAGCTGGTGGTACAGCTGTTTCAAAATTGTTGAAGATGTTAGAAGTTGCTTCAAAAAGTTTTCCAGATGCAAAAAGTAAAATTGATGCAACAGGATTTTCATTGAAGGAATTAACTCAGATTCAAGATGAAAGTGGCAAAAGATTTAAGCAAATAGCATGGAGTATAGGATTAACTTCTGATGAGTTGAAAACTGCCATGTCTAATGTTGAGTCTTTGGAGAATTTTGCTAGTGCAGCTGGTGTGTCTGCTGAGGAATTCAACAAAGTATACGGTGAAGATGCTGTAAAGGCATTAGGTTTGTTTGTGTCTGGATTAAATGATACAGAAAGAAATGGTAAATCTGCGGTTGAAATATTGGAAGGTATGGGCATAACAGAAGTAAGATTGTCTAATGCAATTTTGGCTATGTCAACATCAGAAAATGTGTTAACTGACGCTCTTGATACTGCAAATGAGGCATGGGAAGAGAATACAGCTTTGTCAAAAGAAGCTGAAACAAGATATGGAACAACAGAATCTAATATAGAAATGCTGAAAAATAAATTGCATGTTTTGTTCGTTACATTATCAGAAAATGTTCTACCAACATTTCATAATTTTGTTGTATTCATAGGGAATTTAATTGATAGATTTGCAGAAATGTCTCCAACCGCACAAAAGATAATAATGACAATATTGGGTATAGTTGCTGCAATAGGGCCATTGTTGTTAATTGGTGGCAAATTGATAATATTTATCACAAATGTCGCAAAAGCAATTTCGGTAGTGAAGGCTGCTGTATTGGCAATAAATCCAATAATGTTAGGTTCAGTTGGTGCTGTAGGTATTATAATAGCTGCAATAGTTGCCGTTGTTGCTATTTTTAAGTATTTGTGGGATAACTGCGAAGGCTTTAGAAATTTTTGGATAAATCTTTGGGAAAATATAAAGGAAATAGTTGTTAAAGCATGGGAAGGCTTAAAAAATGCTTTTACAAATGGTTGGGCAAAAATAAAAGAAATATTCTCAAAAATAGGTGATTTTTTTAAAAATAACTGGAAGAGTTTGCTATTGCTGTTAGTAAATCCAGTTGCTGGTATATTCAAGTTATTATGGGATAATTGTGATGGTTTTAGAGAAAAAATAAAGGGCTGGCTAGATAGTATTATCAGTTTTTTTACAGAAAAAATCCCAACATTTTTTACTGAAACATTGCCTGCATGGTTTGATACGTTGCCAGAAAGATTAGGTTATTTCTTAGGTCAATTAGCAGCAAAAATAGTGTTGTTTTTTATAAATTCATGGAACTCACTAAAACAATTTGGAATTGATTGTTGGAACTGGATAACTGTTGATTTACCTTTAATTATAGAAGGTATAATTGAATGGTTTAAAACTTTACCTGATAGAATAAAAGAATGGCTTGTTGTTACAATAGACAGAATAATCACTTGGGGTAATCATATGAAGCAAAAAGCCACAGATATTGCTAAAGGGTTTATTGACGAAGTGATTAGATTTTTTACTGAATTGCCAGGAAAAATGAAAGAAAAATGGAATGTAGTGATTGAATGGCTAAAGCAGCTGCCAGAAGGTATGAAGGAAAAAGGTAAAGAAATAATGCAAGGGTTGTTTGATGGTTTAAAAGAAACATGGAGAAGTATAAAAAAATGGTTTAGTGATAGATTGCAAGACATAAAAGATTTTTTTGGAGGTGTAAAAAAAGGATATAGTGAGACAATGGAAAGCGCAAGAAGTGTTGATGGTTCACACGCTAATGGTTTAGATTATGTTCCATATGACGGATATATTGCAGAACTCCATAAAGGTGAAAGGGTATTGACTGCTGAAGAAGCTAGAGCGTATAATTCTGGAAGAGGAGATACATATAATTTCTATTCGCCAAAGGCTATAGATGAGGTAGAAGCAGCAAAGTTGATGAAAAAAACAAAAAGAAAGATGGAGGAGGGCTTTGACTAATGATTGAATCAATATATGTAAGTAGCAGCGGCAAAAGTATATTGATAGACAAAGACGAAAGTCCATATATTTTAGAAAATATAGATTGGGGTTCTCCTCAAATTTCTTTTGAACAATACAAATACCCACAACAAATTGGTGAAGAGATAGTTGACACTAGCATTGGTACTAGACCAGTTACGATAACTGGGTATATAATAGGTGATACAAAAAGCCAAATAGAAGCGAGAAAAGACTATCTAAATAACATGATAGTATTTGGTGAAGAAATAACGATTAGTTTTTTGGACAAAAAAATAACAGGATTCCCATCTGATGTTGTCAGTTTTGGTACAGATTCGAAAACAAATAATGATGTACTTTGCAAATTTGGTATATATATAGAATGTAGTGACCCGCAATTTCACGATTTAAAAGAGCAAAGTAATGATATGTCAATTGTAAACCCAGCATTTTATTTTCCATTTGCATTAACTAAAAACGGGTTTATATTTTCTGAGAAAAAGATTTCGAATACGGTAGTGATAAATAATTTGGGCTCGAATAGTGTTGGAATGATTATAATACTAAAGGCTATTGGAAACGTAGAAAATCCGCAAATTATTGACGTCAGCACACAAAGCTTTTTCAAAATAAATAAAAAAATGGTCTATGGTGAAATGATAACCATAAACACAAATATTGGAGAAAGAAATATTGTAGGCGAATTAGATGATAAAGTACTAAACTACTATAAGTATAGAGACATTGATTCAACATGGTTATTATTGAAAAGAGGCATAAATGTTTTAGCATATACTGCTGATTCTGGTTCAGAGTTGTTAGAGGTAAGTATAAAATACACACAGGCATATATGAGTGTTAAGGAGCTTTAGAAATTATGTTTAAAATGGAGATTTTTGATGATAGTTTTAATTCATATGGGCAAATTAACAAATTCAGTACTGCTACATACACAAAAAAGTTTAATTCAATTGGTTCGTTTCAAATATATTGCCCAATCACAGAAGAAAATATAGGCCTGCTTTTAAAGAATAGGATAGTATGGTTTGAGGACAATATAGGTGGAATAATTCAGTATATAGATAAGGATAGTGGTCAAATGACCATAAAAGGCAATCTTGTTTCAGGATTATTAAAAACAAGATGCATATATCCAACTATTTTCATAAAGAACATGAATGCTGCAGAGGCAGCTGCAACTTTTGTTTATAAACTGTTTGTATATGGAGAGGAAGGTGGTAATAATTTAAACCATTTTAGGATGATTACGAATTTTGAGGTAAGAAAGCAGGACTATTCTGCTTTTGGATTAGATAAGTTTGACACACAAGCAACTGGTGTAATGTTAGATTCAAAGATTGAAGATTTAGGTCAAGCTAATAATTTTGGTTTTGATATAGGTATTGACCCAAGAAATAGAAAATTTGTTTTTGAAATTTTGAAATCAACAGATAGAAGTATAAATCAGGCCATTAATATGCCGGTTATATTATCATCAGAATTGCAAGATATCTTGTCATCATCGTATACATATAATGAATCTGATTATTCAAATGCTATTTTTGCTGCTGGTCAAGGTGAAGGTGAATCAAGAAAGTGGGTAGTTTACGATGTTGAAGGTAAAAAAACTTGGGGATTTGATAGGAAAGAATATTTTGTTGATGCAAGAGATATATCTGACCAAAATGAAGATGGCACAACAATGCCAATAACAGAATATAATCAACTGCTAATGAATAGGGCTATAGAAAAGTCTTCAGATTTGTCAATAAATGAATCATATAATGCTGAAATAAGTGATTCACCTAGTGTTTTTACTTTTGGTAAAGATTATTTTTTAGGTGACAAAATAACTGTTGAGGACAAGAATATTGGAGTACAAGTTGATGCACAGATTTCTGAATATACTAGGACATTTGGTAAATCTGGTACAAGCACATCTATTGTTTATGGATATAACAAACCATTCCTATTAGATAGTCTGAGAAGAAAAGGAGTAATATGATGGAAAGTAGTGGGTTTTTTAATTCTCAAGAAGTAAATGGTGCACAAGATAGGGTATATTATGCAAAAGATTTTGCCAATCTTTTTACACATTTTATTAGTAACGGTGTATATGCACAAGCATCAGACCAGTTAAAAGTTATACCAAATGCATCTCCCAATATGAATATATATATAAAGCCAGGTTTTGGGTTTATAAATGGGTATTGGTATATAAATGACGAAGACAAGGAATTAAATATACAAGCCAATACAACGAATGCAGACATGTTTGCATGTGTAATAATGAAGTTGGATATGACAAGCAGGTCAATAACGACGTATATTAAGTACAAAACAAATTCTCCGCCTGATGTTCAATTTTTGCAAAGAGATAATATTGCATATGAATTATTGCTGTCATACATATCCATTAAACCTGGTCAGATTACGATAAATGAGCCTAATATATATGATACCAGATCAGATTCAAATGTTTGTGGAATGATAGTAAATCCAATAGAGCATCTTGACACGTCAGAGATTTATTCTCAATTTCAAGCACAAGCAAAGTATCAAATAGAAAAGTTTTCAAAGGATAGTCAGAAACAATTGGATGATTTGCAAAGCGCTGTTTCATCTATTCTTGCCGGAACAGATTCTATGCTAAAAACAGAGTACGACAAAGATAAAGATGGCATAGTAGATAATTCTGAAAGATTGGGCGGGCAATTGCCAAACTATTACAAAGATAACTTCTATTTTATTGAAGGCCATAATGGGATAACTATTGCGGTTTTAGAATTTCCAAGCAAAGATTTTGTAATGTTTGTACATAGTCAAATGGAAAACTATGCGACTATGCAACCTGGCGAAAAGTATCAAATAGCTGTTGACCTAAATATGAATTTCACATTAAACTCTATTGCTCATTACAAAGAAGTTTGCTGGGCTGGTGATGCAGCTCAGACATATGCAGCTGCATTTTGTACAACAGATTTGGTTGATTTTAGTTCTGGTAGTAGTGTAGTTAAAAGATTAACACAGAAATTTGAGCTTGGTGAAGGGCTATCATATTTGGAGGGCAAACCCCCTCATTTTAGCAATATCATAATTGGGAGGATATTGTAATGGATGCTGGTACCGTGACGTTTATTTGTGGTGTGATAGCATGCTGTGTTGGCGTTGCAACTTTTATCACAGGCATGTTAACTAGAGCAAAACAAGACGGGCAATTGATAGCGAAGTTAGATTCAGCATTAAAAGGAATAGAAGAGATAAAAGGGGATGTGAAAAGCATACAAAATATACAAAATACGCACGAAAATGAAATAACACAAATAAATACTGAATTAAGAACGCTGAAAGAAAAAGTGTCAGATTTGGAGGATAAAATATGGAAATGAATTTTGACAAAGAAATAAATGAAATGCAAGCAGATGTGAGGGCATTGGATGAATCAGTAGCGTTAAATAAAATACTGTTAAAGCTATTTAACAATAGTAAGAAAGTCGTTATGAGATTGATAATCTGTCTAGTGATAAGTTTAATTTTGAATTTGACATTAGTGATAGGGATAATTATATATGAAAGTTAATTCACTGTTTTGGAGACAACAACATCTGAATTGGTTACAGAGACATCACAGGAGGTAGAAGGAGATAACGCTGAAATAAATAACGTGAGCGGTAATCAATACAAGGATAATGCGATACATAATCAAGGAAAAGGAGTTGAATAATTGAATGGCTAAGGCTAGACAAACTGTAAGGGTTATAAGAAGAATTACAACAGCTAGAACAAGAGTACGAAAAGCGAATAAACAGTTGAGGTGCCCTGTATGTGGTAAATTTATGAGCAGATAAAAAGATGGTGTATAAAAATGACAGACCATATTGCTACAAAAAAGAAACTGTTAAATATAACAAAGGTTAGTACATTTAACGGATTATTAAACGAATGTATGATTGGTGAAAAAGATAAAGAAATTCTAAGAATGATATATGTGGAAAACAAGACATTGGATTATATTGCTGATATGACTGGATATTCGTTGTCTACGATAAAGGCTAAACACAAATCATTGTTAAATAAGATAAGCAAATTGTTATGAAATGACCGGCTGAAAAGCCGGTTTTATTTTTGTACTTTTGATATACTTTTGGAGTACTTTGCTACCTAATCTTTTGTTATAATATAATTACAGAATAGATGAGGTGGTGCTAATGCATAGAAGTGAAAGTATAATTCGTGATTTACAATTTTATTTTGGGTATTCTTACAAACAAGCAAAGATGCTATATAATTCTTATGCAAAAAGCAGCAATTTGGATTATATAGAAGACTTAGTTATGGGTAGAAAGGAAAAGATAAAAAATGAATAATCAGTACTTTGGCGGATATCAACCAAATTCTCTGTATGCACAGCAACAGCAACGATTATATCAAATGGAGCAGCAATATCCTCAATTTGCGCAATACCAGGGGGGTCAACAACAATATCAACAACAGTTTAAATGTAGACCTGTAACATCGATAGATGAAGCTAAGGCTGCTATGATAGATTTGGATGGAACTCCAAATGTGTTTACAAATTTAGCGACTGGTCAAATATATGTAAAATATACAAATTTAGATGGGACAGCATCATTAGATGTTTATACAAAGCAAAGTGCAGACAAAAATGAATTTAGTGGTGATAATAAACTAAATAGTATTGAAGAAAGAGTTAGCAAACTTGAGGAGGTAATTTTGAATGATGCAAGGAATTCAACAAATGATGCAAATGGCAAGAATGCTAAAAAGTAATCCGCAGCAAATTATGTTGAGTCAATTTAAGAATAATCCAATGTTTGCTAGAGCCCAAGAAATGGCTGCTGGTAAATCGGAGGATGAGTTAAAACAAATTGCTTCAAATTTGTGCAAACAAAGAGGAATTAACTTGGATGATGCATTCAAACAGTTTAATCAATTATTTAACGGGAAGTAAGTGCACAACTTCAAAAATATAATAATATAGGAGGAATCATTATGGGAATGGAAGGTTCAGGCCTTTCTGTAGCAGATGCAATCGCTCTTAGTGACAAGAATGAAGGAAACTGGGGCGGTAGTGGTACATGGATTTGGGTATTTTTCTTGTTCTTTTTGTTAGCTTGGGGTGGCAATGGTTTTGGTTTTGGTAATAATGCCGCTGGCCAGTATGCTACACAGGCTGATATTCAAAGAGGATTTGATACCAACACCATCGTGAATAAGCTTGATGGTTTGAACAATGGCATTTGTTCACTTGGCTATGAAAACTCTCAGCTTGCAAATCAGACACAGAGTCAGATAGCAAATCTTGGGTATCAGACACAGAACTGTTGTTGTGAAATAAACAGAAACATTGATGCTGTAAGAGCAGAAAATTATCGAAATACTTGTGAAATAACAAATGCAGTTCATAGCGAAGGTGAACAAACAAGGGCTCTGATAACTGCTAATACAATGCAGGAATTGAGAGACCAGTTGCAAGCAGCACAGTTACAGCTTGGCAATGTTGCACAGACTCAGACTCTAATAAATGCATTGAGACCTTTCCCGACACCAGCATACATAACTTGTAGTCCTTATACTGCCAATAATGGTTATGGTGCATGCAGTTGTGGTGGTTGTAATTGCTAAATAGGGTTTATACACCCAATACTTGTGAGGGTGGCAAAAAAGCTGCCCTCATGTTATATTTTAGGAGGAAAATAACATGAATAAAAGCACACTTTTTGCATATACTCAAACAAGCCAAAATGTATTAACAAATGGTGATATAAACTTTTCAAATGCATACAATACTGGTTGTTCTATAAGATTTGTACCTGGTTCTACTCAGGTTAATATAAAAACGCCGGGCTTATATTATGTAACATTTAATGGATATGGTGCTGAGAGTGAAACAGCTGGCAACATAACTGTTCAAATGTCAAGAAATGGTGTACTAGTTCCAGGTGCAATAGCTTCAGCAAATAGTTCTGCTGTTACTGGTTTAGAAAGTTTGAGTTTTTCAACAATTGTAAGAGTTTCACCATCTTGCTCATGTGTTGATAATAATACAACATTGACTTTTGTTAATACTGGGGTAAATACAACATTTGCAAATACGGCTATAACAATTGTTAGGGTTGCGTAAATGTGTTCTGTTGAAAATCAATTTGATTATATAGCTATTTTAAACACGGTATTGGGGTTAATGAATTTTAACAAGAATGATGAGCAAAAAAGACATCAAGATGTGCTTGAAGAAAAAATAGATAGAATAATCGAATTGTTAGATAGGGAGTAGTGCAAATGGAATATATGTTTCAAAATGCAAATGGCAATGATGCAAATATTTGCAAGCAAGTGTATCAAATAGTAAATGCAAGACAAATAAAAGCGTTGATGTTTCATGACCAAATGGCTGATATGTTTGACTTTTTGGGTTTAATGGGATTTAAAAGGATGCATGAGTATCAATATTTTGTCGAAAGTGCTGAACATAGGTCACTAATGAGATATTACATAAACCATCATAATGAGCTTTTACCAGAAGCTCAAATTGAAGCAATATCAATTATACCTCAGGATTGGGTAAAGTATTCTAGGAGTGATGTGACGCAGCAGGTAAGAGCACAATATGTAGAAAAACTGTTTGATGATTATTGTGAATGGGAAAACGATACAAAGCAGTTATTAGAATCTTGTGCCAAAAAACTATTTGATGCTGGTAAAATATCAGATTTCAATAAAATAAATTGCCTCATAAAAGATGTTGATTGTGAGCTGAAGTCCGCTGATAGGATGAAGATAATGTTAAGAGCAGTTGATTATAATCCTGTATATGTAGCAAGCATACAAGAAGATATTCATGAGGAGTTTAGACAAAAAACGAAGAATATAGGCATAGAAATAAATTGAAATGGTTATGCGATTTGGTCCATTTGAAAAAATGGGCCATTTTATTTTTGAAAAAAGTTTGAAAAGTTCAAAAAAAGTGTGTACTTTTTAGAACTTTTATGTTATAATAGAATCACGATAAAAACTAAACACATAAGTGAAAAGGAGAAACAAAATATGAAGAATAAAATTTATCAATACTATCAGCCAAATAAAAAAGACATAAAAGATGAATATGGCGATTGTGTAATTAGAGCTTTGACGAAGGTTATTGGAAAAGAATGGCAGGAAATTTTTGATGAGTTAGTTCCTATTGCAAGGAATTTTCAATGTATGCCAAATAGCAAAATTTGCTATGAATCTTATTTAAAAATGAATGGATTCATTTATCATGGCATAAGTAACGGAAAAGGGACAAAGCGTCCGACTGTTTATGAGTTCACTAGAGATAATCATGACGGTATATATGTCTTGAGAGTAGCTCATCATCTTGTGGCATCAGTTAATGGTATATATTTTGATACTTGGGATAGTGGGTATAAGAGTTTGTATGGATATTGGGAAAAAAGGTAGTTAATAAAAAATGGTGGTAGAGTTATTTAATACAAGAATTGGTATATTTATGGCTAAAAGCGATAATAATTTTTGTGTTAAAGTCGATACAGATATTGCATTAACTGATTTATAAAAAATCAAGTTTTAGACAGTTTGTTTAAGGCACTGGACATAAATATAAATTTTGGTGACACAGATGAGGTTCCTAGTTTTGCAATTTTGATGATACTTACCAGAAGAGATGGGGTGTAAATTTTGAATTGTACAAAGAAAACTTGCCCGCTTTACCTATATTGCTTGACTCAAAAACGAGAAAGTTATGCATGTGATTATATGGTTAGACTATATAATGCAAATTTGTTGTTAGCACCTGAATATTTAATGGAGGAAGTAAAATGATTTATGCTGCTTATGGTTCAAATACAAATATCAAACAAATGAGGTCAAGATGCCCAAGTGCAAAGATTATCGGTGTAGCAAAACTAAATGGCTATAAATTGCTTTTTAGAAGGGGTTATTTGACTTTATTAAAATCAGACGGTGATGTATTAGATGTATTATTGTGGGATATAGATGAAAATGACTTAAAATATTTAGATATGTATGAAGGATATCCAACACTATATTATAGGAAGTCATTAGGTGTAACTATTGATAACGAAATGGTTATGGCAATATTTTATATTATGTGCGAGCAATATATATCTGATGTCACCAGAGTGTCACCTAGATATAAATGCATATGTGCAAAAGGGTATATAGAAAATGGAATGTGCTTAAAGCAATTTGATGAAGCACTTGATGAGGTAAAAAATAAAATTTTTTGAAAAAAAGTTTGAAAAAGTATGTACATTTTTCTAAAAATGTGTTATAATAGAACCATGATAAAAACTGAACACTAAAGTGAAGAGGAGAAAATATCATGGAAACAATTTTTGACAAAGAAATAACTTTTGGATTAGAATTTGTTGTAAAATTTTATAAAAAGAAAATAAAATTGGAGGCTACATAAAATGATAGAGATTGTGGTTTCGAATAAAGAAAGAGTAGTTGTTAATAGTTTTGATGAAGCTGTTGAATATTTGATGAGTTGCTGTGTTAAACGACCAAAATCTAAAAAAGCATATATGAGAGATGTTGCAAGAAGATGTGAGATGTATTTTGGAAAAACAATAAACTATAAAGATGCATTTACATTTCTGCAATGTTTAGTGAAAGTAGGACAACTAAAAGAGGTGAGAATATGGTAAGAATTTACAAGAGAATAAATGCTGTTACTGAAGATATGAGAACAAGGTTTGGCAAAGAGATGATTGATGGTAATATAACGCAAGATGATTTTAATTCGGTAATAGCGGCATTGGAAGTTTTAAAAGAAGTTTCAGCTAAAGCTGAAAGCGAGGTAGATAAAAATGCAAACATTCTCAAAGACAGCAATCTCAAAAATAGTTAAACGGCTTGATAGCAATAAAAGAGAAATAGAAAGGTTAAGCGCCGATAATGATGAGTTAAAGAAAAAGGTTGAAGCATATTATTATGCAACAGCTGAAGATGAAATTTTGGTCGATGATGATTTTGACAAAAAAATAAAAGTTAAAGTTGTAAATCAGACTCGTGTTGTATTCTTTGTTGAAAAAATGGAAGAAAAATTTAGTAAAAAAATGCTGAAGGTATTATGTGACAAAGAATATTTAGTTAATGAGGAAGAATTACAAGAATTGCTAAGAGAAATGCCAGAGTTGAAGCAGTTTTTAAGGCGATTTATCACAGTAAAATATAATCCAAATAGTGATAGAATTTCTGATGCACTTAGATGTGGTATTGTTACGAATAAAGATTTAAAAGGCTGTTATTCGGCAAAAGAGAGCTTGCAGGTAAGAATATCTAGGGTTAGTAAATGATATGCAAAATAATGAATTACTGTCAGTATTGCTTCATTATGGGCTAGTTGATTTCGAGAACATATCTGGCATATTTAAAATAATTTGTCCATTCCATGGTGATGTTAATGCCTCATTACAAGTAGACATAGACAAAAATAGATTTTATTGTTATGGTTGTGGAGTATATGGTGATGCAAAAGATTTCGTAAAAAGAATGGAAGAATGTGATGATTTGCATGCTTATATTGTTCTTGAGAGAATTTTGCGTGGGAAAATATCACAAAATTTAAAAAGAATAGAATTGCCAAAACAGGAAATATTGGACGACAAAGAACTTTTAAGAATAGCAAAAGCATATTTTTATAGTTTACCAAAACCAAGTTGGGAGTATATAAAAAAATCATATCTTTACGATAGAGGTTTTTCGCCAGAAACATTAAAAAAAGTGGATGCAAGAATAAATCCCAATAATAATTATGGAGTAATAATGCCAATGCTTGATATGGGTAGATTTAAAGGGTATGTTTGCAGAGCAACAAACAAAGAGGTTGAATCAAAAAGAAAATATCTTTATAGCAAAGGATTTAGCAGAAGAAAAACTATTGTTGGTGATTACGATAGAGATTGGGCTGTAATATGTGAAGGTTATATGGATTGGTTAAAATTCAAAGAATTTGGAATAAATAATTGTTGTGCAATCTTAGGGTGGAAGATAACACAAAATCAAGTTGAAAAGCTGTTAAAGCATACAGATTGTGTAATATCGGCTTTAGACAATACAAAAACAGGAAGGGCTGGTACAAGAGAGTTAAGGCAATACTTTGATGTAGTAAGGTTTAGATTTCCAGACACCGTAAAAGACCCAGGAGATTTAGACATTTACGATTTTAGAAAAGCTTGGAAACAAACTGTTGAAGAGGTAAGAAAGAAAGACAATCAAGTGCTATATAAAAATTGGAGGTAAAAATAGATGGCAAAAGAAAGTTCAAAATCGCTCGTTGAAATCATGAAAACAAAAATAGCAAATTCTGGCAATAAGAAAAGTGCTGTTTTTTATGTGAAGGCGGGCAATAAAGTGCGTGTTAGATTCTTGCAAGATATGGAGGAAGGTTTTCAAGTTGACTTCCACGATAAATGGGGAGAATTTAACCACCCATGTCTCACATATTATGGTGAAAAATGCCCAAATTGTAAGAATCCTGAGGCAAGAACGACAAGCAATTTTGTATGGACTATTTGGAACTATGAAACAAAAAGAAAAGAATTGTTCGTGTTCAAGGCAAACAAATGTTCGCCAATTCCAGCATTAGTGTCTATGTATGAAACGTATGGAACGATTTGCGATAGAGATTTTGTTATCCAGCGAAATGGTTCTGGTACAGAAACGAATTATTCTGTTGTTCCAATGGATAAAAAAAGATTTAGGCTTGATGAGAACGCTTATTCAAAGAAAAAAGTTTTGAAAATGTTGCTTGAAGCTTTTCCTTATGATGACCTTGATGCTGAAGATTTAGATGATGAGGATGAAGAGAGAGAGGTAAGAAAGAAGAATAAAAAGAAAACCTCAAGTAAAAAGAGTAAGAGACGCGTTGTTGAAGATGATGAAGATGAGGATGATGATGATATTCCATTCGATTATGATGATGACGATGACGAAGATGAAGACGACTTTGATGAAGATTTAGATGATGAAGACGAAGACGAAGATGAAGATGATGAGGATGAAGATGATGAGCCAAGAAGAAAGCAGAAAAAGCGTAGAAAATGATGTACTTAGAGAAATGTTCGAAAAGCAGATTTCATTTCAAAAGTTAGCATGTGGTATTGATGTTCCTGAAGATTTACCAGATAAATTTTATTTGCAGACTACAGCTTGTATAGTAGAACTTTGTGAGGCTATACAAACTGATAATCGCTGGAAAGTGTTAATTGGTGGTAAAAGGAAAGAAAAAAATAATAATGCTGATAAATTGGATGAACTTGTGGATGCAATGCACTTCTTGATAAATGCAGTATTGTATTCAGGATTTTCTTACGAGGAATTTGTTGAAGCGTTTAAAGAAAAAAATATTCGCAACATAAAAAGGCAAATATTAAAAAATGAATAATGAATAGAAAGTGCGCCTATTTTCCTGTTTGGATTTTAGGCGCCAACTTTTAGGAGGAAAATATGCTTTTAATTTTAGAAGGCTCAAATCGTGTAGGTAAAACAACGTTTGCTAGGCATTTGAAAAATAATGGTTGGTGTTACTTCAAAGATACAGGGTGTAATTTGATTGGTGAAGAACATTTCGAAAGATTAAATCAATATAGAACATCAATGATTTCACAAATAGAGGTTCTGAAAGCATTATCGGAACAGACAAATATTGTTGTTGATAGATTTCATATAACGGAAATGGTATATAGGAGTATGTCACCGCTTGTTTGTGGTAAAACATATATAGAATGTTTAAGGGCTGTAAATGATGAAATAGAAGAAAGAATACCAAACGGCACAAAGTTGATGTTATTAAAAAGAGAATACTGTGAAGATGAAAAAATGAAAGAATATTTGGATGATATACAAAATAAATTTGAAAGTGAAGTTAAAAGAAGCAAATTAGATAGCATGACAATAGACATATCAAGTGTTGATTTGTCTAGGGTACATGAGTGGATTGGTGTAGGGATTGGTCAAAATAAAAAAATAGTTTTTACGGAAGGTAAGGTTAGCATATGAAAGTCGGTTATTTTTATTGGGGTTTCCTTGGTGATAGAAAATATAACGCCAATGGTAGACAGATAAGCACACCAGATGGCAATGCCTTTTATTCGTGGACTATTATAAAAGGATTTATTGATGCTGGCCATAAAGTACACTGTTTGACAGTAGATAGGGATATAAATTGTGCTAAATTTGACAGTAAGAATATGTTTTCTGCATGGTGTGAAAGGGATAGAAGGTTTGCATATAATTGCATGGACAAGAGTGCAAAAATAATGGCTTTTAAACCGGCAGGAGATACACAAGGTTATGTAACACTAGAAAATATGCCAGATTTAGACATGATGCTTATAGAATGGAGATGGCCTATACCAGGTAGAAATATTGATGTTGATTATGGTGATGATTGGCAACCAGATTTAGTGATATGTAGGAGCCTAATTCAATATGCAAATGAGCATAATATTCCAGTCGTTATTTTTGATTTAGATTACAAAATGACAATTGGGGATATTTACAGAAACAATATTAAATATGTAATTGAGCTTGGTAACAAATGGAGCAAGGAAGAAAGTGTTGTTTCAAGAAGGATTGAGATACCATTTGATTTCTTGCATATAAATGATTTTAAAATAAAAAGACCAAGAGATGCTGTTATATATGTAGGAAACAGATATGAGAGGGATTGGTGTATAAATAAATATTTACCCGATAAATCTATTGTTCATGGTAATTGGCTGGAAAGTGGTAGAAATAGCAATGAAGTTTGGCCAAACTTAAAATTTAAGAGAAGACTACAAACTGCAGACATGTACACGGCTTATTCAAAGTGTGCAGTTACACCACTTTTAGCAAAACGTGAATATTGTAAAGAGGGCTTTGTGACGGCAAGACTAATAGAGGCTGTATTTTACGGTTGCTTGCCGTTATTTATTGAGGAATTTGGTGATGATGTAATTGGAAAATATGTTCCTGATGAGCTCAAGGATATTATAGTTGTTCATAACAAAGATGAAGTAAGAGCCATTGGTGAATATATGCTAAAGCACCCAAAAGAGCGTAAAGATGCAATACAACTTATGCGTAAGCATTTAAAGTTTATGGACGCAAAATATTTTGTTAATAATGTCCTGGAGTTAATACAGTAGGCCTTATTACAAAGTAATATAATTATAAGTCTTTTATGCGAAAATAAATCTGACAATCCCAGATTAAATGAGAGGATAGTTATAATGGAAAATTTAAAATGTTATGGTAACATTTTTAAAGGTAATAGTTGGGCAAAAATATTTATGGAAATTAGAGATGCAATATTGACAAATGCCAATGAAGTAGAAAGTAGAATTGGCAAAACGTTGGAACTAATTAACCCAACAATTATTCTTACAGACCCAAAACGAAATTTGTTTTATAGTGAAAAACGAAAATTTAGTCTGATTTATGCATTAGTTGAGTCATATAAGTTATTTAGTGATAAAGCAAATGTATGTGATTTTTCATTTTTCAACAAAACAATGGATAAATATAGTGATGATGGTGTAACGATAAATTCAGCTTATGGTCAATATATAGCACCGCATATTCAACAACTTTGCGATAAATTGAAATCCGATAAAGATACAAGGCAAGCTGTGATTAGAATTTATGATACACACTTTGGTATAGAGGATGAAACAAAAGATGTACCATGTACATTGAATTTGCATTTCATGATTCGTAATGATAAATTGAACTTGACAACTTACATGCGCAGCAATGATTTGATTTGGGGGCTGCAATATGATTTATTTGTTTTCACAGCACTACAACAAATTGTAGCCAATGAGATAGGCGTAGATGTTGGATATTATATTCATTGCCCAACTTCGTTACATGTTTACGATTATCACTGGGACCTTCTAAAATCTATAGAAAGCGTAGTAGAGCCAAAAACAATTCCATTTTTCGACGGAACAGTGCAGGCTGCAAATAATGCAAATAAAATAGAAGAATTCATCAAAGTTGCAAAAAAAAT